GTGACCCGGGCAATTTTAATCAGTTTCTGCGCCCTATTCCTTTTAGCAGGCTGCACTTCCCAAGCTGAGCCAAGTATTTCCACTAAGCAAGCGAACTCAGTTGCAGCCGCTAACCGCGCGGAGCAAACTAGTCGTGCCAATGCGGCGGCTGATGCTAGTGCTAAGAAGCAATCTGGTGACCATTATCAAGCTACTGACGACCATATCACTAGCGCAACTAGTGCAGTGGCCGCCGTCGGGCAAGTGCTCAACGATTCCAAGCAACAAACCTTTGGTGTCGTACCAACTGCCAACCAAGATGCACACGGCCACCACTATTATCAGGTCGATGCTTATCAGAAAACGGCTAATGGCGGCCGGGGGCATTATCTGAATAGTTACTTTGTTTATTTAGATGGTAGTATCACGACCAAACAAGCAAATTAATAAACAGACAAGTTGTCACCCATTCAAGCAGTGTCGTTGAACCTGCTGGGATGGGTGACTTTTTGGATGCATTTTTACCGGTAGTAATTTCAGTATTTCGGCGTACAGTTATTCCATGCTAATTAAGGCCAGCCCCAGTAACTAAGCAACCAATTTGCAATTACAATTAATATCAACTGCATAAATATAGAAAAAGGTTTATTTTTTTGTTACTTTTCGCTATAATGGATATTGTTGTTAAAGCAACTGCCCCAGTGGCGGAACTGGCAGACGCGCAGCGTTCAGGTCGCTGTATTGGAAACAATGTACAGGTTCGAATCCTGCCTGGGGCATAATTAGTCAAAAGAGAACACTTTTAAAAAATAGGAATCCCGTTAAATCAACGTTTAGCGAGATTCCTATTTTTGATATTTCATTAAAAAACACTAGAATATAAAAAGTTTTTGCACGTTTTTTGCACGTTCTACCCCTTGATTTATCAGCATATATTGATTATATCAATCTTATTTTTTGCACAATAAAATCCCCACACCAGCTATTGCAGCCAGTGTGGGGATTCGTTTTACTTCACGTATTCCAATGTATTACCTATTGGGCCAGTTGCCATATAAGCATAGCCGTTCGAACGTGGTTGCCGTACCCAACGGTAGCCACCTTGAATAATGGCTTGATCGGTTCTCACCGTTGAACCAGCTGGTAACACTGCAATGACACTAGCCGATGTTGATGGTGCAGTCCGAAGTTTGACAGCTGTTTTAAGCGTATAGGTCTTGTCCTCTTTAATCCATTTTGGAATATCAGGATTGATATTTGCCTCAGCGTACTTATCCCAGGCGGACTTGTCACCGTAAAACACATCAAAATCAAGGGCGCCATTCCAGCCCGGTAACTGTCCAGTGCTTGTATATTGGAACATTACTGCGGTCTTCCAATGCTTCAAACTACCATATAAATCTCGTGGTTGATAGCCATTCACGACGTTGTAGTTGTTATACTGAGCAATCCATAACCCATAGTTGGCCTTGACCACTGATGACCAATCTAAAGCATTTTCACAACTAAGTCCCGTGTATAGCACTGCACGAACACCGGTTTTTTGATAAACGTAATCAAGCCATTGCTTAGCTAAGCCGACACCTGCTTGGTTCTGAATGGTTGAACCTGTCGTGTTTTCAAAATCAAGAACCAGCATTGCTTTACCAATATATGGCTTAACAACCGTTAAGAAGTAATCAGCCTGCTGCTTAATATCCGAGTCGTTTCGAATAAAGTGGTACACGCCTAGCTTCTTGCCTGCTGACAAAGTCTGCTTTGCGTGTCCATTAAATTCTGGATTAGTATAATCAATACCCTCTGTTGCTTTCACCAACACAAAGTCGCCTGCAACTTTGCCCACATTCATACCAGCCTGATAACTGGCTACATCAAATCCATTTAAGCTCATTATTTTGCACCTCCATTAAACATGGTGGCAAGCGATTTAGCTAGCTCATTACCACCGACGCTGACGGCACCAGCAATTACACCATCAACCAGACCAGCTACCCATTTGATATCGCCATTGGCAATGCCAATAAAAATACCAATCACTGCACCAACACCAAGGGCAATAATTGGTAAATATTTGTTGCTGAATTGAGTTTGTTTAATCGCCCAAACAACTAGATATGTTACTACGGCGATTGCCGCAATCGTGGTACCGTTAATAAATTGGATTAATTCCATCATTATTTATCACGCTTTCTATAGTAGTCAATAATCTCTTGTTTCTCCGCGTTTTCTTTTTTAAGTGCCCCGTTCTCCTTTTTCAACTCAGAAATTGAATCGCCGTTAGTGGCCGCGCTATCCTCCTTGCGCTCTGGAAAAATCTGTGGAATAAGCGCAACAACGATTGCTGTAGCAGAACTGATGAGGGCCACGATAACGACATCGCTCACGGCAATCAACCTCCAACAATTTGTTCATGTACCATCGTGACTAGAATCGCCAATGCGTACATACTTTCAAAGCTCACATATCGTGCAGTTGCAAAATCATGTGCTGCAAATGCAATCATGAAAAAGGCCCAAACAAAAGTTAGGGCTCCAGTCATTAACGGCTTGTAATATGGTAACTGGATATCCCACAACGAATAGACTAGTCCGAGCGTTCCCACACAAGCCAAAATAAAAATAGCTGGCGGATCATCCAATACATCTAGTAACGTTGGCTGAGGTGGCACGAATGCAAAGGTATTATGCTTAATAATAAAGTAAATTCCTAAGCCATATGTTTCCATCGCTTTCCAAAACCAGAAACGATTTCTGGTAAAATGCTCAAACATCACATCACACTTCCATTCATGATGTTGGGAATTCTTGACTAAGAATAGTTTTGACTGCAGATTTTACATCTTCGTAACCGACAGATTCGATATCTTTATCTGTGAAGTCAGACTGGTCGAGAGTTGAGCTTAATGAAATATAATTGCCATTATTGCTTAGGTCTGAGTACGCCGTCAGACGAATAGGCGCATCGTTCTGGACGAAGAACTGGTAGTTTGAGTAGGATAAAGTTGGCATCAATTTTGGTAACTTCTTAGTAGCTAAAGTGGATAGCTGTTTCTTGGAAAGGTCATCAAACGTTGTTCCAGCTTTTAAATCATCAGCCACAATTGTCAAGTTTGCGCTAAATTCTAGTTTGTCGGTCTTACCATGAAGGCCAACTACCACGCTGTCAGTATTTCCGGTTGATGTTTCCATTTGATATTGGATACTTTGATTAATAATTTGCATATTATTGTTCCTCCTTAGAATCTTTTGCAAATGCCTGTTCTAATTGATCGTAAACTCGTTCGTACACAATCGCATCTTCCTTGTCCAATTCATAAGGATAGTCATCCAATGACGCCTTCAGTCCTTTGAATCGAGCGGAATACTCACTGAAATCAATATTTGCAAGGTCGTCTGATAACTCGTTCATTTCAGAACTAAGATTAGTTTCAGAATCTTTTCCAAGTTTTGAAGGATCCTTTTCGTCAGCTAGTTCTGGTTTTGGAATTAATTTTTCGCTACCATCATCTAGTGTCTTTAAATTACCGTCTTCATCAGCTTCAAAGTATTTTTGCTGAATATCTACTCGATCAGCAACGTATTCTTCTTGCTTATTGGCAAGTTTACGAATAAGGACACTACGTCCTAAGCTTGCCTTACCTTTTAATTTGAATTGTCCTAGTGTGTTAGCGATACCTGCGAGTTCACGATTCTTAAAACTAATAGTTGTTTTCATAATAAATTACTCCTTCTTATTTTTTTCACTAGAAGTTAACGTCAACGTAACCTTTGACGGTCCCGTTAGAGTTGAGATCTTTTATAAATTTATAGTGTTGGCCATTTAATACACCAAGTATCTTCGAAGCGTTAATGATGCCACCGTCTCTAACCAAATAGGTTTCATAGCTTCCGAATAGCCATCCAGCCTTTAAATTGCTTGATCCAAAGAACGGATATTTAATTCCATTCATACTAATCCATGCAAACTTCATTAGTTGGTATGCACCATCAACGTCGATGCCACCACCGTTAAATCTTAAATTTTTGTGCAACATAACATTATCGTTGAACCAGAACCCACCCCAAGGCATAGTGAAGTCACCAGCCGAGCTATTACGGGTCCAGCCAAATTTGACGACGTATCCACCGTTAGGATCGCCTTCGTTTTGGGCACCCCATGCCATGTACTGTGCATTAGATGAAAGGTCGAAGTGCAGGCCCCAATCTCCGGGATGTTCAATTAGATTATTAGCATGAATCTTACCGATAAATGTCCCACTAGTGTTAGTAGTGTATAGTCCATCAGTACCAACCTTAAGTGTTTGCAAGGTTGAGTTCATTGCAATAAGCATTGAACCAGCTTGCAATTTATCAGCACTAATGGAGTTTGCAACGATATTCGCACCGTTAATGTTGTACACGTTGATATTAGCAGCGTTGATAGATCCCGCCGTTAATTTATTAGCACTTAAGTTAGCAATCATGGCATCCTTAATAACTGCGTTATCAATATAGGTATCGGCTGTAATACGCAGTTTGTTACCATATATTGAAGTTCCTTCAGGAGAAATGTTAATTGCGTTTATAACACCATCTTTGGAAACCTTAAGATTGATGCTGTTATATGTTTGTTGAACTTCAGTCCAACTTGCATTATCCGGAATATACTTACCAACACTGCTGTCCTGAACAAACATTGGCTCAATAAATGCTACATGCCCGTGATCATGAACATGCAGTTCTATATGAACACGAACAGCGTCCTTAGGAGAAACAATGTTCTCTAGCTTTAAAAAGTTCAGGCCCTTATTAGATGCCGTTGTATCATGAAATGTTCTAACGCCAGCTACATTGTAAAATGACATATCAAGAACACAATACGTCTCAACCCAGTCAATATTGACGTAAACACTTGCTGAGTATGCAGTCACACCAGGGTCAGGAACCGCAACATCAGATGATTGAATATGTGGCCAGCTTTCAGATTGGCTTTGAGGTATATTTGCGCAAATACCTTGGTAGCCATCAAGCCATGCCCAAGTGAAGTTAGAAGTGTACCAGTTTGCCCAATCATGGCTAGATATACTCCAAGAATTTTGCCAATCGTATTGAAATTGAGAGTTAGCGATTAGGTTCTTTTGACCCAAGCTATTAACTTGTCCGACAACAGTTGTAATCTGGCTATCTAATTGCGTCATCTTGGATTGGTAAACGTCATTATCCACTTTTCCACGAACCGTTGTTTGAATGGCATCCACGGTTTGAGAGATGCTAGAAACTGCGTCAACGGTTGCATTGTCTGCCGGATTTTCAGAATAGTCCGTCGCATTTGAACCTAACTCTAGTTTCATATTTGAAATTGTAATAGTGGTTGTCAAAGGCATATTATCAACGCGGATATTAACACCTTGCTGTGTAAAGCCATCTAAGGTGATTGTTGCTACATAATGTTTCTTTGTGGTATCAACTGTAGCAGTAATGTAGCCCATCCAAGTTCCACCGTCTAAGTTACCATTATTTTGGATAGTAAAGTTCGCAAAAGCCGTAGAAACGGCATCAAAGCTTAGAGTTACTGTAGTTCCTGCTTCTAGTCTTCTGCTTAATGCGTACATTTGTTGCCACTGGTTACCTATATTAAGACCCGTCATACTGAATGGTGCATAGGTTTTCAATAACAGGTTTGTGCCCACTGCACTATCAGTAACCTGTTGCTGAACAGTAGCTAAAGTAGTACTGAACGAGTTAGCCGTTAATTGTAACTGACTAATATTATGCTGATTCACGGCATTATCAGCATTTAAAGAATCAAAACTAGCAACCAAAGACTTGTTTGTTGCCTGAAGAGTTCCAATGTCCTTAGTTTGCTTACCTAGAGTGTCATTGACTGTAACAAATTGAGCTTTAAACCCACTGGAATCAGCTTTCAAATCATTAATACTTGTCGTCTGTCCATCAACCGTAGTTTTAACACTAGATAATGTTGAGTTAATTCCATCGGCAGTAAGCTTAATTTGATTTTGAGTCCATGTTTGGGTGGCATATCCATTAAGATCTTCTTTGGTTAATTTGGCTGCTAATCCATTTTCTAATTCAGCAATTGTCATTGTTGATCCATCAGTTAGCGTGTCATAACTTGACTTAACCGAATTGGCAATAGTTTTGGCATCATTAGCATCTATAGAGGCAGCTTTAACTGAATCTACAAGATCATTAGCCGATGCTTGTGCACTTGTGGCCCGGTCCAATGCTTGATTAGCTAATGCGTTCGTATCATCGTACTTAGCCGCAAGCTGGTCAGCTTTATCTGATGCACTTTTAGCATTTTCAACCGCAGTTTCAGCTTCCTTTTTAGCTACATCAACTTTGGCGTCTACCTCGCCAGGGTTCAACGTAATCTGCTCCCAACGCCCGTTGACCCATTGTTTGATAGACCACTTGTCTGGATCACTATCACTTTGGTCAAACCATAAGTCACCTTCATTGGCGCTAGTGGGTTCTTTTTCACCATAGTAGTTTGTACTCTTGCCGTTAGCGCTGCTAAGTGCATTATCAACACTTTCTTGAATACGTTGCACCTTGCTATCCAAACTACTTTGTAGATGTGTGTACTGATCCACAATACTCAAATCACCACAAGTGGCCGTATACCCGATACGCTTACCGGTCACGTCAAACTGTTCTTCAAGCTGAATAATGCGAATCTTACGCTTGAAATTTAATGCTTCATCAATCGCTAGAATCCAGTCCCCGACTTTAGGTGCTTCATAATTAGGATAACCAGCGTCCTCTAAGTCATAGATGTTCATAGTCATTGACACGGTATAGGTCGCATCAACCTGCTTTTTTAAGGCGGCAATCAAGTTATCTGCAATTGTGTATCGTTCATCGACAATCGGGTCCATTTCTAAGTCGCCAAACTGCTTGGCTAACTCACTTCGATACTCAACTTCTAATCGACCCTTACTTTGGTCTTCAGCATCTTTGAAAGCACCATAGCCCTTAGCATACGTCGCAAAATCGGATATTTTCATTTCTTCCGTGAGATCACTAAGGTTAATCCCTTTACGGGCAAAACTGGTCAGGTCACTGCCAATCTGTTTAGCAATGTGAACCGTCTCATTGTGCACTTCAAATTCAACGCCAGCCTGATCAATAATGTCGTTAAATAAATCTAACTTATTTTTATAACCCCAATTTTCTTTTTCAAATGCTGGTACGGTAACGTCATTCTTGTAGGTATACCCGGATTTATCAAAGAGTTGTCCTAGATAGAATGTATACTCATGACTACCCGTGTATTGTGCGTGCAATGCTACTTTGGCAAAGTCCCAAAAGAACTGTTGTACCGCATCAAAGACAACGGTATTGGTATCATCACTCAGCTTCTTATACGTAATGACGTACTTTTCATTATCGAAGTTTAACCACCAGCCGTAGTCTAAACCGTTCAATACGTCATCACCAGCAAACACTTCACCAGTCAGTGACAGTCCGCCATTGACGCTAGTAGTTCTTGTAATGGTAGCTTGGCCGAAATGGGGCGTCCCAGACGGATCATGAAATTTAATCAATAATTTTCACCTCACCTTCCTAAATATATAAATCACATAAATTTTTGATCTGAATATCCGCACTGATTGAACATACTACCTTGTTAGCTGCACCGGGATGCAGGATAAAATACCCCGCATTAGTTTTATCATTAATGTTCTGACTACCACGAGTATTATTCATGCCCGATAACGTATAAACGTCACCAGCAACTACTGGGCTAGTAACTATCAATGATTGACCATCGACTGTCAACGTAAACCCACCAGCAGACGCCACCTTAGCCGTCACGACAAAATAAAAAGCCTGTTCTAGCTGTGAACAAGCTACTGTACCGTTATAAGTTATTGATTGGCCACTAACTAACGTTTGCGACCGTGGCTTACTCTCACCATATGGCAATTCGAGCGTCTCAAATTCCAGTGACCAGGTGTAGTAAACGCCCTTACCAGTCCGCTCGATGATTGATGGTAAGTTGGTATCTGTTCGATACACTTTAAACCGTTTCTTATCAACAGTTTGTGCTGGCATCACAAAGTCTTTGCCACTCTCACACACGTCATACAAGTTTCGACCACCGTAAATGCGTGTTAAATAAATGGATTCCGTTTGTGACAAAGCCGCGTTAACTTTATCTCGCACATCATCCACTTGTTCCAGGCTTTTAACCCAATACAAACCATTGATTGTAATCCTCTTAACGACATGCCGGCCCCCATAATCTAATGAACCGGCGCGCCCATCAAAACTCTTAGTAGTTCTGGTGATTGTTGGCGCCGATTCTTCGAAGTTGAGCACTTGGAAGCCGAAGTCACTCAACTTATGTTCAGTTCCATTTAAGTTTGTAATTAAAGCATCCATTTGCTAACCTCCTTGTGGGAAGAATCGATTTAAATTGTGTTCCCGTGAATCCTTTTGTTTAATCAAAGTCCGCAGTTTTTCACCAATTATGTCGTTGTGCACTTCAAATGTTGGTTGTTGGTCATCAAGCTTATCCAAGATAGCTTCCAGGCCTGCTACGATTGCTTGTGTACTGTCGCTACCACCCAAGTTATAGTTAATTGTGGTATTATCTCCGCCAATTGAGTCGTTGATTGCTTTCGAAGCTTGGATAATTGATGAATTAGCCGGAATAGTACCAGCAGCATACTGTGAGACACCAAACATCTTAGCAGTTAAGCCAGCCGGGATAACCTGCGTTCCCTTAGGCGCGTCTAAGTATACGTTGCGTCCGTGTGGAATAAATGCTGGATGCCCGGGATACTTGACAGCTTCACGGTACACTGAACTTTCTTCGTCATTAACAATGATTGGATTACCATCGGTACCGTTTGTACCTGTGGCGTGCCGAGTAATTTTACGAAAAACAGTTGTAATGAAGTGAGTCACGTTCCCCATTGCATTCCAGTGGCTTAGAGTACGGATTGCGCTACTGATTGGACCAGAAGCGCCATCATGACCACGAGCAGTCTTGTCTCGCATACCAGTTCCATTGTAGCGACCTAACGAACCTTTAGCGCGTTCCATAGCACCGCTTGCTGAATCATATCCGCGAGCGGTTTTTCCACGCATGCCTACCCCGTTGTATCGATCAAGTGACCGGTGAGCACCATTAATTGGACTAGATGCAGCGTCATGTCCATGAGCAGTTTTGAGTGCCATATTAACGCCGTTATACTTCATTGCCGATTTACGTGCACCGTTCATTGAACCTGAGGCCGAATCCTTACCTTTTGCAGTTTTAGTCTGCATCTTGGTTGAATTAAATTTATCTAGTCCCTTTTTACCATTTTTAGCAGGGCCAGACGCCTTATCAGTAGCCTTAAGCACCTTACCAGTTACTTTGACACGGCCATATTTGTCAACTGAAATTTTAGCTTTACCAGCATTTTTGCTAGCATTGTCTTTCGCTAACAGGTTTTTAGTAGTACTCTTTGGCAAATCCTGATACTTTTTGTAATCTCCAGTGACTCTTTTAATAACGCCCGTTGCGCCTTGATCGTTAGCAATTAACCGTTTTTCACGTTCTGGTAAGCTATTCCAATCCTTAAGGTTCTTAACGCCTTTAGCAACATCTTCGGCACCCTTAGCTTTGGCCATGACCGTCTTCATTTGTGGCGTTAAGTTGTTCCAATCTTTAATACCAACCGTAGCTTGCTTCATGGCTGGCGACGCGTTGTCCTTTAAGACTGCCCGCTTCTCAGCCATCGTTAACTTATTCCAAGTTTGAGCCTTAGTCATGACGCCTAAGAGTTCTGGTCCACCTTTGGAAGTAATGATGGCCTTCTTTTCGGCTGGGGTAAACTTGCCCCATTGTTTGCCCTTTTCGATTAACCCGGCTAGATCATCGCCACCTTTAGACTTAATCATCGCCTGTTTCTCTTTAAGCGTTAAACCATCCCAGCGTTTGGTCTGAACAGCCGCAACCCCAACCATGGCCGCAGCATTAGAACTCATCTTTCCCTGTTTAACCAGTAGTTTCATCTGATTCCATTTGTCTTTCGACTTAGCGGCCTTATTGACTTCTGCCTGCGCATTGGTCTTAACTTTTCCAGTCTTGGAATCAAATATTAAGCTATTCCAGGTATCAGCTGCCGCCTTAGACTTCTTACTCATGTTGCCAGTTTCAGCAACCACCAAGGATGTACTCTTACTCATGTCATCATTTTGCCGTTTTACAATCGCCGCTGCTTGCTTGTAAGTGTAGCCAACATTTAGTAAATCCTGCGTGATTTGGGCTTTCGAAGCCCCGTTCGCCTTATCCAGTTTATAGATTGCCGCGGCCATACCATCTGTGGTTGACTTGTGGGTAGCTTGCAGGTCAGTCATTGCCTTGCCATATTGTGATGCAGAAATTTCACCTTTATCGTACATGGACTTGATCTGCTGGCTCTGATCATTGTAAAGCTTATTTTCTTTCTGCATTGAAGACGTCAATTGATTAATGGTCGTATCGCGTTGCTTACGGGTCATGTTACCAATATCCCCATTCAATGCAGCTAGAACGTTCTTCTTAGCACTTCCACCAATTTTTAGTAGGCTAATTTCATCGCTATTCATTTTACGTTGGCTATTGAGCAATGCGGTTCGTTCCGTATCACTTAAACCAGACATCTTGCCATTGTGGTTTTTGAGTATTACTTCCGCGTTATTGTAATTTTCCTTAGCGTCGGCCAATACCGTAGCATTATGTTTCTTACGATCAGCAATATCCTTTTTCAAGTCACTTTGAACAGAGTCGGGCAGGCCCTTCATATCCTTCTGCATCTGCTGGATAGTGTCTTTGGAATCCTTCTCCATCTCAGTGTACATATCGCCAAAATCCTTGGCAACGCTCTTAGTGCTTGTATGACTTGCTGTCTCAAAATCCGTCAATGACGAACTAGCGTTAGTACTAAATCCCTTGAACTTAGTCAGTGCAGAATCAGCCTGTTCACCGACATCTGAACCCCACTGCCGTGTTCGTGCAGCACTAGCTGCAGCTTCCTTACCATAGAGTTGCCAGTAAGCCACACCGGCTACAGCTGCCAAACCAACACCGGTCACCGCCGCACCCGTCACACTTAATGAGGTTCCTAATACACCGGCGCCAGCTTCGGCCGTCGTAAAGGCACCTTTAAGCAAGCTAAATGTTGACTTAGCCGTTGATGCTGAGCCATTTACAGTATCAACACTACCCTTGAACGCTTTGAAACCGCCACTAGTGGCATCAGTCGCACCTTTTAACATCGCGAGTGATTCTTTAGCTGCTTGATTCTTCGCGTGCCATTGTGCGGTAGCGCTAATAACTTTAACAATACCGCCACCAAATGTTCCAAATCCACCGACGATATTACCCAGCATACTCAATACTGGGCCACCAGCAGCAGCTAATAGGGCAAACTTAATAATTGTATTCTGAGTGGCATCATCCATCTTTGAAAAACCTTGAACCATATCCGTGGCTTTCTTAACTAATGGTGTTAGTTTTGGAATTAACTTCTCACCGATTTCAATTCCTAGCACTTGTAATGACGCAATCAGTTTCTTGACATTATTTGCCGAAGTATTGCTCATTTGCTCGGCAACTTTCTTAGTCGCACCACCAGCGTTTTCAGTATCCTTAGTCAAGTCACGCAGACTCTTAGAACCGGCCTTAACTAATGCGTTAGCAGCAGCTTGGTTCTCACGTCCGAAGGCTTGGGCTAAGGCCTTACCACGTTCAGCGTTTGACCAGCCCTTAGTGCCATGTGTGATATCATCAATAAGTTGTGGCAAATCGTGTGAGTCATGAGCTAGCTGCTTCGAACTGATGCCCATACTCTTGAAGCCTTCCGTATTCTGCTTCGTTGGCTTGACTAAGCTAGTCAACATACCACGTAAATTGGTACCAGCTTTCTGGCCTTCGATACCTTGGTTACTAAGCTCACCAACAGCCGCCGCAGTTTGCTCAACGCTGAGACCCAAACTAGATGCAACCGGCCCGACATAGCTCATTGCATCAGACATATCACCGAACCCAGCCGCAGTCGCGTTGGCCGCGTATGTCAGTGAGTCAGTCACTCGTTGCGTGTTCTTCATCGTCCCAGCCGTTGAGTTAGTCTTTAACCCGAACTGTTCAACGATTGACGCTGTGGCATTCATGACCGTACCCATATCTTCACCGGAAGCCATGGTTGCATCTAAGATAGACGGCATTGAGCCTAGAACTTGGTTAGTCGTGTAACCACGCCGAATAAGTTCCGCCATGCCGTTGTTGATTTCAGTAGTCGAGACACCGTACTTCATCGACATCTTTTTAGATGCATCACCCAACTGATCCAACTGTGACCGGTACTTAGCGGTAACCGCGCCCCCATTAGTCAGCAGAGGCCCCATGGACTTGATTTGCGAATCAAAAGTGATAGCGGATTTAGTTGCAATGGCTAAACCAGCCGCAATCGGGGCGCTAACTTTGTTGGTCATCGTTGAGCCGATGTTCTTCATCGATGTACCAGTCGCTACAGCGGCCTTGCTAACTTTATTTAAGCCACCGGTAAAACCAGTTTGCTCAACGCGTGCTTTAGCCATTGCCGCTGCATTATTCTTGTACTGAGTTTGTAATGAGGCTAATTTAGCATTGGCATTCTGCAATTGAGTTGCTAACTTAGCTGTTTGTGCGGTTGGTTTACCATCGACCAGCGAATCCTTGTACGCTTTACCCAGTTTTTCAACAACCCGCTGCTGACTCATCATTACTTGTGACAAGCCTTTAGACTTAGCTGATAGGACGTCAAACTGGCGGCCCGATTGACCGAGTACAGCCATTGATGATTTCATCTCAGCCATTGCATACTTAACTTCACGTTTAGCACCGGTTAAGCCTTTACCAAACGCAGCGTGATCCAGCCCTAATTCGATGACCATGCGGCCTAATACTTCATCTGCCATTTATTATTCCTCCCTTCATTAAGATTTTCTAGCAAAGTCAAAAAGACTCATGACAGGCTGATTACCAGGGTTTACCCCCACAGTTCCCGGTTTAACTCGGGTCCCACTTTCAGTCTGCTGAGTCTGTTCGGTCGTCGCTTCGATTATTTGCGACAATAATTGAAAATCAACATCATTTAATACGCTTGAAAGCGTATAGCCGGTGCGGTTTTCAACAATTACGCCGACTGCTGATAACACCCTTTTGCGAGCTTCTTTGATTGTTATTCCGGTGTCGTCGCCATCTGTAGCTTTTTTGGGTTTACATTCGCAACCTTACAAATAAGTTCAAAAATATGGTCTTCAAAGCCAATCGCATTGAGCCCACTCCAAATTGCTTCTGTTGTCACTAACGGGTTAGTAAATACTTTGGCTAGAAATGCTACTCGTTCTTCAAAAACATCACGCAATTTACGATCTGAGTTATCGGTTTCGATTAAGTCCAATGCGTCCAAGATACGGCCTGCCGGAATGAACGATTCCGTGAAGGTCTGCTTTTTACCATCAATAAGTAATTCCATCTTTAGTGGTGTACTCATAGTCTTTTCCCTCCATACACAAAAAGCCGCCCCAATTGGTATTGTTGATTTATCGGCGACTAGTGGTTAGTTATTCAATATATTTTTCAGAATTATCCATTACTTGGAGTTGTATCGCTACCTGCTGGATCAAACAATTGCTTTTCAAACTTCGTAACAGTCGTTGCATCCTTAGTGGCATCGCCCACAAACTTCTGCATCACTTCGCCGTTAGTAGCTGTGGAAATCGAACTAATTGGCGTAAAAGTCCAGGCATCAGCTTCTGGTGTAAATGATTTAGATGAATCCAGCGTGCTCAAGCTAATCTTATCCCGCGTAAATGTTCCCTTGAAGAAACCAACTAACGCAATTTCGCCAGTGTCTTCTTTGGATTCCATTTCAATTGAGCAATATGGTGGCAACGTATCTTCACCACCATAGCTGATCTTGTCATCATCGACACGGAAACCAGCCAATAGGTCAGCACTAGCTTCCGGTAAATCCAAAATACCGAGTGCTACCTTGGCGTCACCCAAGCCTTGACGTGACAAGTAGTAATCGATATTAGACCCCGGTACTTTCACTGGGTCTTTAGCTAAACCACTGATTTCAGCAGTGGTCGTAGCCCCTTTGTGTGCCTGACCTTCAACAATAATCAGGTCACCTTTTTTCGTGCCGTCTTCGGCAAATGGTTGAATCTTTAATCGTTTATATCCTACAAACATAATTACATCTCTCCTTAATAATTTGTGTCATACAATTTAGTGTTACCACGGTATCTGCGAACATCAACAAAGCGGTTAGTTTCAGTCATGAATTCATCTAATTCGTTCTGAGCACCAGATAGCCGACTGAATCCCAACGCAAGCATTTCATTTTGAATTTCACGTGCCACAGCATTACGTGCCGGTCGACTGATGGATTCAACATTGACTTGAAATGTGAACTGCACATTCAAATAATCATCACTGCCAACAGCCGCTGGTACCGGTGGCCCGACAGGTGTAATCACAACAAATAGATTGTCGTGGTCAGCCGTTTCTGGGCTTTCGAAATAACTAATTCGATGACTGCCATCACCAGCTAATGTCAGTTTTGCAATTGTTGCATTTGCCAACAACGCGGTATAAATAGTTGCAAGCATATCCTTGGGTTCAGTCATAGTAGTTTCCTCAATTCAGCTTCTTCAAGTGCCTTGGCAGGGCCACGGCTACTATCAAATGCACCTTGAACTTTACCCATGCCTCGTGGATGATAGGTTTTGCCGAACCGTGTATAACCGAGCTCATTCAGATGGACTAATCGCCAGCGAGATCCCGTGTGCCAGCCAATTTTAATTGTGCGAACACCGCCCCGGCTGTGCGGGTTTCCCACCGACACTTGAAGAACTGTTTGCCCTGTATCACGATAGCTGGCGACCGCATTCTTGAGTTCAACCGCTACTCGTCTGCCGGCTACTCTTAACGCATCATTTTCAATACGGTTTAGTTTTGCTGGGCTAAACTTTTCGGCCAACTTATTAATTACTTCATCAACTCCTTTAAACTTAACCGTCACTTCCGTCATTTAGTCACCCCCAGCACAATTTTTACAAACTGGTTATTTTCTAAATCTGGTGCTACCTGGATAATGTCCCAAACAATCGGTTGACCAATGGCATCCAGATACCGGCGGTCGTCAATAACCACGGTGTCCTTAGTTGTCGGGTCAAATTCACCAAAAGTATCACGGATTTTTACCGTTGCGCCGTACTTTGATTCGTGAGCCGTTAGCACCGTGCGATCCTTGGTTGATGGGGCATAAACTAGTCCTAGGCACTCAAAGATTTGCTCGGTTTGACCACGCCCTGGTTCGGGTCCCGTATTCTTGACGGTACGAAAAAAACGAACCGGCGTATTAAGCTGATTCGTTCTTACTGGTGGTGCTTTGTACTCAAACTCCGGTCGGTTCATCTTCATCATCCCCGGTTCATAGCTGGTCAAGGATGCAGACAATAAGTCGTCCAAAAAATTAGCGTCAAAAAACTCGACTTGGTCATTGTAAGCGTATCGTGCTCGTTCTAAAACTAGCTCGTCATACACATCATCACCGGCGTTACTGGCAATACCAGTAATATCGGTGATACGCTTCTGGCTTGCATTCAGAATTCGCGATAAATTCGCGTCCTCGGCTTTGTGATAAATCTTCATTCGCTGTTTAAACTGTTCCAATAATGGATTCACTTTTTCATCTGCCATTTAATCACCCCACTAATGCTAGTAAATCGGCCTTCAACGTAGCTCCAGTGTGGTCAATTCCGTTAGCATCTAACCAAGCCGTAATCTCAGCTACGGTACTGTTCGCGGTAGGCTTAGTTACCCCGGTGTCCGGGGTCGTTATTTTCCCGTGTCACCGCCGGTCGTTGGTTCAGTGGTCGCAGTACCAGGAGTAGTAAGCTTCAAGTCGTAAACCGCAGCTGCCTTGTCATCCTTAGCCTTACCATAGAAGAACTGCTTTGCCGTGTATAAGTCCATGTCTTCAAGTGCCAGCGTTTGGTCGTATGGTTGAATCTTCAATGGGCCAGCTTGGAATGCATCATAGCGACCTTGAACGAAGGCAATCACCTTGTTTTCTGGCGCAAACTCAGATTCGATAATTGTTAACCCAAATGGCAAGGCAGTGACAAATTGGCCCGCCAAATTCTGAACCATAAATTGTGCTTCTACATCTAATGATTCTCCAGGGCCCATGACCATGACAGTCTTGCCCTTAGCGACAACTGGCTTACCATTTTCCTTAGTTGAAAGATTCTTGATCATACCAGCTAATTCTTTAGCAGCAGTCTTGGTATCTGCAAACGTCAACGTCCCAGCGGATTCCTTTTCAGGGTATACGCCACCAGTCACGGCCACGCCTTCCTTGACAGAACGATTTAAACCGATTGGCTTGCTGTTCCCATCACCAGTTAAGAACGCAGTTTCAGCGCCGACCGCAAATGCTTCAGTAATTTGGGTGATTACGTATTGCTTAATCCATGATGGGCCGAAGTCGCTTAAGTCCTTTGGCAATACCAAGAACGCGGTTGCCTTGGATTGGTCAGCTTTAGTCTCCTTGAACTTAGCATCTAATTGACTAGTGATTTCGCCGAAAATATTACCCCAGCCAATTACTCCGGAAGCATCTGATTGGATAATCTTCAAGCTAATACCTTGGTTTTGCAAACCGATCGCTTGAAGTAACGGGTGGGCTTGAACCATGTCATCGAACACTTCAGTAACAACCGTTTCAGGCAATAACTTAGGTTCTTTAAATCCAGTATCTGTCTTAATTTCATTGAAGAACTTCACTTCTTCGTTAGACATTTTAGGGTCGCGTCGGCGAGCGTCCAAGTAGTCTTCGGTTTGAGCATGAACTTGGTTCTTAATTTCTGAAAGTGTATCTTCCCCCAAAGCGTCCATCATATCAGTAAAACCCTGTTGTTGTTCTTCGGGTTTTGCGGCGTCCTTCACCAATTGTGCGTACTTTTCACGTGCGTCAGTAAAGTTTTTGAAAGCTTTTGTATCAAATTTAATCATTACTTTTCCTTCTTTCTAAATTAAAAAGCAAACGGATTAAATGTTTTTTCCGTTTGCATTTTAGGTTTAACATTTAGTTTTTGAGTGACTGCAGTTGTAATACGATCAATATCTGAATCAGATAATTTGAAAGGCTTAATACTGCGTGCAGTTGTCATCCCTGAATTATTTTGCTTCATTAACTCAGTTATTTTATCAATGGCAGACTTTGGTAACATACCTGAGCCACCATCTGCGACCAGCTCAATTTGATCATCAAACATAATTTCATCGACAAAGCCTAATTCTTTAGCTTGGTCTGCATTCAAATACGTTTCTGAATCCATCTTGGCCTGTAGATCTTCCATCGATAAGCCAGTTTTAAGATGATAAGCATTCGCAATCGCTTCGCTGGACTGCTTTAAAATTTCAGACAGCTTAGCCTGATCGCGGTAATCACCACGCAATCCACCAGCTACATTGTGAATTATAATTTGGCCGACTGGGCTAATCCGTGTGGGATTACCAGCCATGGCGATCAATGACGCTGAACTTGCGGCCATACCAACAATGTTAACCATAACTTTCCCTTGATAAGCCATCAACGCAGTATAAATTTCAGTTCCAGCGTCCATTAAACCACCACCAGAATTAATATCAACTTCAACAGTTGAGCCATCATCTGGTAATGCATCAATGACATCCTTAGGAGCAGTACTGTCCATTTCTAACATGTCATAAATCCACTTGTCATCATTACTAATAATCGGACCCTTAACGTTAATCTTCTTCATTATTCTCACCACCTTTCATTGTATAATTCTTGGTCATCACTATCTGGTCACCGTCTTCACGTGGTGGCAACCCAACTGCTGACCGAACCTCGTTTTGAGTAACCATACCTGACGAGCCAAGCTTGTCGATTTGTTCTGCTAGTTCAATTAGTGTTGGTCGATTAATACCAATTACTTCAACTTGTTTGCCATTCTTTAAGTAATCTCGCTGGCTGAATGACTTAGCGTTAAGCTCTGACTGAATCTTATTTAATAACGAACTCAAGCACTGCTTATTGAACAGTTTCTGATTTTCACCACTTTCAGCAGTTTCGCCATGAATTAACGCTGGTGGCACTCCTACCAGCCGGGCAACATGGTCAATGAATGCCAGTAACACGCCGTTACTTTCATCAAACGTCTGATTTTTGCCTACCCCGTTCGATACTTCGTTATATTCAAAGCCATTTGTGATTGGTACTAGTGCAACAGAGTTCTTGCTGAACGATTGGAAAATCTTGTCGATAAACTTCTGCAGCTTGTTGGCTTTACCGTCATTAACACCAGCCGTTAGGTCAGCCTTAACGGTCGCTCGAATTTGATTGTTACGAAGTTCTAGCTCATACATTCGGCCAAACAACTCGCCATAGTCTCCCCATAAACCAGTCAGATAGTGCTCTAACTGGTCGTTTGAGTATCTCAGGTAAATAACATCAGACATCGGGAAAGAACGCTTAAACGTGTATTCTTTGACTGTAACATTGTCGAAAATATCTTCATATACTGCATACTCATGACGACTAAAATCATCCGCAATTAATAAATCACCATCGTCGTCTTGAATCACTAGCACCTCGTTGTAATAAATCAATTGATAAACAAAATGCTGCCAAAAATCACTGCCCGATTCGTCAGTATTTGGTCGGACATTGAGCTTGTAATACATCGCATCCTTAACAGGTAACTCCTTGTTCATCACACGAAACTCCGACTGGCTAACTGCCCGGCCTACGTAATTGATTACTGTGTCAATCGCCATGCGCTTTAAGTAGGCTCGGTTCTTAATATCCTGGAACAAATCAAGATCATAAATAAAGCTGGAGTCTTTTCGCCGTGTAAACAGGTCAAAGAAGCTATTAATTACACTCATATATTCACCTCCCTTCCGTTAGAAATCAATGTCGGCTAACATATCTAGCGATTCATTTACCGAGTAGTCGGGTAACTGGTCAACTAGATATTGGCCATATTCAAACGCTTTAAAGCCATCAGTTTTTCGCCGAATCTCTTCTTTCTTGCCGTATCGTTTGTTACCGTGGCTATCGGTCGAAACCAACACGTTTTGAGTGTTCCACCGCAATAACGGGTTGTCCCCCCAGATATATTGATGATTAGCAAACCCAGTCTCAATTCTCGGTGCCAGTAGGCCATCAATGGCAGTTGGATTCCGAATGACTGCGACTTCAAATCCAGCGTCTACGAAAAACTTACGCAAAAGATCGGCACGAAAGTTATCCATGACAACTTTCTTAATGATGAAATGTTTCCGCTGTTCCAAAAACCAATTAACTACGGCTTGTGGGTCAATTGTTGGCGTGTCTACCACAGTCAGTAACCCGCGTTCTTCCCATTCAGCAATAGGAGGAACAGACTGGGGGCGATCTTGTGGCTTAGCTGAATATGCATAGAACTTATCGACAAATTGGCGGCGGGCAAATTGATGGCTGATAAAGTATTGCTTGCCATCTCGTTTGATGGTTAAACCATCTGCAGTAAAGTCGCGAATAGACGCGAAATCCACTGAGCCAATCGCTTCCATACCCTCTAAATCATCAGGAACCGGCTTATTAGTCGCTTTGATTTGTTCATACGGTGCAATTGAACGCTCCAAGTCTTCAATTGGAAAGTCCATCCGTTTAGTCATAAACTCTTCACGCTTAGAAGTTTCAAATTGCATTTTGACATACATCTTTCGCATCTTATTGTGAAGCGTCTGCCCATATCCTGTAAGCGGCTTGGATAGCATTGGATTCGCCAATTCCCAATACTTCTCATCATCTACCTGATCAGCAGAATCCAATTTACACCAAAATGGAAACATAGTGTCAGGTGGCAGCTTGCCACTCATTACACTCAAAGCAACCTTCTTTTTTTCGTCCAAATAGCCACCACGAACATAGCCATCAGAACCAATTTCAAACTGGCGGGACTCAGGACGTTTACCAAGCCCCGATTCATAAACCGACACACCCGAATCATCTGTGTATTGATGGATTTCATCGAACACATCAAACCCGTCTCGCAAACCATCTTTTGTTTTGCCATTAGAAGTCTGATAAACCAGGGTGGAATTAGTTGCTTTCGAAGCGATATACGACTTGGCAGCACTAAAAGCATTTTGCAAAATTGGATTATTGCCAACCACGTTATAAATCTCTTCAATAGATGTCTTCGCCTGTTCTTCCGAGTTAGCCACAATGGAGCCGTTGTAACCAGGAATACCATTCAAGTCGCTTATCAAGAACGCCCCAGTCGATGAAATCCAACCGTTTTTACCAGCCCCCCGTCCCATAATTATCAGGAACTCATCATAATAAACTGTGCCAGTCGTTGAATCATAGAGAAAAAGAAAAGCGTCCAGAAATCTCTGAAACGCAGCGGTTGGGAAGAACCATTTTTCGGTAAATTTAATTAGATTATCGATTTTTTTATCATCGAAGTACAAGTTATCATTAGATAAAACATACTTCTTTAGGTAATTTATCAGCATAACCCGTTCTTTATTGAGTAATATCTTTCCGGACTCGTACAAATCGATATACTCATCAACATACTTTTGGTGAATCATACCAAATCACTTGAATCGTATTGAGAAGGGGGCGTTTTTACGACTTTTTGTGTGATTTTTGGCATTTTAAAGTCCTTTTCAAGCGTAATTAATGCAGAATTAATTCTATTTTTTTCTGCAATTCCAGGATTTGGTTTCCAATAAGTTTGACTGCCATTCTGAATTTTTAACATAACGCCATGCTTTTGTATGCTTTCGTCAAGCTGATAAAAAACGTCTAAAAGGCTGATATATCGGTCAACCTTCTCTTTCTCAACAGCTGATTTTTTATCGATTCGCTGCATCAATTCCCTTCTTATCTTACGGTGGTCCAAACCCCCACCCCCTTTCAAATTGAATAAAAAAGCAATATTTTTCCGGAGTCGAGTCCTACCCACCGGTTCCCAGTTTTCTATTTTTCGCCAATTTTTTTGACCCCGGGGGCCTCTGTAAATTTAGAAATAAATGCTTTCCAGTCAAAAAAGATTGCTTTATTAATGTAGTAATATCCAGTAAATTCTTCCGCCGTATTCATCCGTTTACAGTAATTCTTTGCCCGCCGTTCACTAAAATAAACGCGATGCGCAAATAATACATTTGCTTGTTGGTCACGCATGACTACGTAGACCACGACTTGCTTAGTGTTATCGGTTCTTGATCGCATTAGTCTACACCACCTTCTGTTTGCCACATCGTTTACATTTATAACAGTGGAATCGTTCACCATTAACACGCATGATGACAACATAAATGTAATCATGATGCAGTAGTAAGCATCGCAATCTATCCATTATTCATCACTCCTTGTCTATTGATAGAACACTTTACCAGTCTGTTGATTGATAAAGACCACATGTTGAATTGGCTTATAGTCACGCTCCGATAACAAGAGGATAGTTGCAGTCATCATGCTAACTCCTGACTCATCAATATCTGTAGCCGTTACAAACTGATAACTACACGACACTACCTGAGCCTGCTCATCATCAACATAGATCTTAGGTACCTTTCGTCCATTGCTTATTGACCAAGTTATATTATGTTCCACCATTAATCCCACCTCTCATCCTTTGACCATCGATTCTCTTTACGCTCATGCTTCGTCCGATAGTTCATACGATGGTGCCGCTTGTTGTGGCAGTCCTTACACAATGTTCGTAGGTTAGTCGGTTTGGTTCGCAATTCCGGATAGTCAGCCAACTCTTTGATGTGGTCAACTTCCAGTACAACCGGACGACCATGGCTATCAACGTCGCCATATCGTGTGACCTTACCATCTTGCTTACACCACACACATTCATAGTGATCACGCTTAAGGATAGCAGCGCGCAGATGTTCCCACTCAACCGAACCATAGAATGCGTGGCATTGTTCAGTCGTCCATTGCATGGCGTAACTTACAAGCTAACTTGGATGTGTCAACATTCAGATCAATTACCAGCTCTTGCTTGGTAAGATGCTTAGGCTCGATCCCATTCATAACATTGCCCAAGCCACTATAGATATCATGCAATGAATAACCTTGTTTGACTAAGCCATAGCAAGTCTCATTGATTGCTTGTGTTGCATTGAACTCGGATTGTTCCATTCGTATTACCTCCAATAATTTTGTGTATCAAAAAAGCGCCCTAAAAGGACGCTGGTTTTGCTTAAACATTGCTTTCTCAAGGGCGAATTATCTCGAGGCTTGTAATAAATTCAAAATATTCAACCATTAACCAAGCTCTATTATCGTATACAACAACTTGATTTCTACTTAGTCCCCCTCATATCAATTGATGATTTCAAAAAAATTAAATTAAAATTTGTTTGACCTCATCTACAGATAGTCCATTATCCCCATGTGAGTCACTATGCAAGATGTCTTTATACCGTTGAACCATAACAAGGTATTGGTCTAAGTCTGGACCAATACCATGATTATTAACATCAATATTAGGAATATGACCATGATTTTTAGACATTAATTTTGCTAAGTTAGGAAAGGAACCATTATTCAATAACCAATTAGCATATACATAGTAACCAAAGTGTTGGGTATCATTACCATCAAACCCAAAGCTACTGATTTTATGTATCAAGTCTTGATCAAATGATTCTTGTTGTAAAAAGTAACTTAAAATACATGCATCATATACATCTTCAATTTCAATCACCTGTTTTGAAATTGTGGCTGAAACTTTATTTTCATTACTCGTTGTTATTACATCGTCATAGTTATATTCTAATCCCCGAAATAAAATATCCATACTCTTATCGATATCCTCAGGACTACCATATTCATCATCAACATTCAAGTTTCGCATAATACGATATTGATTTAACAAAATTTGTCGCTGTACATCCGTGATTTTAATATTCATTATTGCACACTCCTTTGATGTAGATATAGTATAACAAAAAGCCGCCACATAATCACAACAACTTTCTCTTTGGAACTATTCGATAATACAAATATACATCCATTTACTCGGCATGTAAGTGACATTCAGGGGACATTTTAGTGACATCTAGGGGACATGATTCACTGTGTATGACACACTTACTTATTTTCCTGATTATTTAACTTATTCTCGCACATCTTCTTATATTTATTATAATTTTTATTTGTAATATCAATTTGATTACTAATTGCTTTTTGTCGTTTTTTGAATTCTGCTCTTTCCGCTATAGCAGTCTTTGCATATTCAATTGATTTCTCTACCAAAAAACTTAAATTTGCTTGATATTCTTTATCGCCAAAATAATTTGCTTTTACATTAGAAATAGAAACATTGGCAAAGGTTATAAATACATTAATCAATGTATTAGGTTTAATGATCTTACTCTCAAGCATTGGTATCAATGTATTTTCAACAACTTTTAGTTGGTTAGTCGCAAGAATAGAATTTGTATCTTCACGTTTAGATTCAAGCAATTGTAACTTACCTTCTAAATCTTGGTTCTGTAAAATATGCAATTGTTTCAATAATTTTACTTCGGTCTCTTTCGCTTCAAGAAGAGCTGTATTCAATTTTTCACTTTTCCTGTTTGCTTCTTTTAAGGTAATATTTATTTCTTCGATTTTAAAATCCTTTTTAAAATCATCTTTCATCTTCTTTATTTGTTTATCAGAAAAGCGCCATTGCATTACACCAAAAAAAACAAGAACAAGTGCAATAATTGCAATGTAAATTTGATTTTGATTATTAAGCTCATCCAAGAGCCTTTGTACTACGTCTGATTTAGTCATATTATTAATTCCTCCAAAAATTATTATGCTTCAATCATAACAAAAAGTCGTCACATAATCGCAACGACTTTCTTGTTATAAAACTTTCACATGTCGTACTCCATCACCATATAATCGCTTGACTTGCCGGAACGAATAGCTCATCTGTAGTGCAATCGTGTCCAGCTGAATATCTTCAATAAAGTACTGCTCTAATATAGAAGCTTCTAGCGAATTAGTTAATTCATCAAGGCAATCAGTTATTTCAGATTTGATTGGCCGACTCTTCTTGATTAACCGGTTAATCCGCCCTTCAATCTCTTCACGTCTAATCAAGTCGTCAGCTAGCTCTCGCCGCTTACCACCTCCCGGTTGACCTGTCATACTAGGTGAATGTGTTGACTCAATACGATCATCAATGACAAACAGCTTAGTTTCAAGCCGTTTGATTTGTCTAAAGTAAGGCCGGTAACGCCTTAAAAATTTCTTGTTAGTTTCAAAATCACCCACCACTTTCCACCTCAACTCCGAATAATTAAATTACCATGGCGATATTCTGTTACTCGCCGATTTAGCCAACTGTATTTCTTATGCAGTTGCTTTAAGGTTTGGTTCTTTTCCTCTGTTGTATGTGAGCTCTTGGCTGCGTATGCTTCAATTAAATTGTATTGTCGCAATGAAACTGCTAAATAGTCGCTCTTCATTGTTGCCTTGGTTATCTTCCAAATGGGTGCCATTTCTTTTTCGTTTGCGCCAAGAATGCCATTTTCATGGCGGTCTTCAACTTTACATACCAGGTTGTTAAGCTTTTCATGATCTATACGCTTTTCCATTATATTTTCTCGCCCTCATTCTAGCTATCGCATAATTTTTGCCTGCAATCATCATGGTGGCATTATTTATTATTGTCAAAATACATGCTCTATTGTAAGATTTTGATTGCTTTTGCGTATTCGGTATCAGTCATTTTTATTCCTCCAGTAGTTCCGGGTTCTCGTGAACGTTGCCCTCTCCTGTATAAATAACTACGGCTGACGGGAATGGTGCTGAATCACCACCAACTCCGTCTACTTCAAATTTCAATCTGCCTCGTAAAAACTCAATTTCAGCATGATTGAAAATATAGTCATGCCAATAGCTAGTATCAGTCCTTGACGGAATCAGCATCACTAAAAACTGATCGTGTTTTAATTGTGTTTCAGATGCCTTTTTAACCCACAGCTTTAGTTCTCGGCCATATGGTGGATTCAAAAACAGATTTCCTGATAATCTTTCCCAATCTTGCTCTAACGAATTATCATCACTAGTGAAATAATGGCCACATTTAGCGTTGCCATCGCTCGCAGCCAAATCCCATTCAAAGTGATATTTAGCATTTAATCGATCATAGAAATCCTGGGGCGTTTCCCAGTCTTCTTTGTTTGATGTAAATAGTGCCTTGTTGACCATTTTCAATCCTCCTTGAACGCTTCAAACGCCCGCTTGCGTTCCTCGTTAGTTGGCTCCTTGACGATTATCATGCTGTGATTTCATCGCTTTCTCGGCATGTTGCTTCATGCGCCGGTGCTTCCGTTTAATCGTTGAACGCTTCTTAGTGTGTTTAAGCATTCTCGTCCTCCGTAATAACTAGAATCCATAACCAACTAGTCCCTCATTAATAATCTTCAATGCATCTTCCGGGCTCCGTGCAATCCCGTGAATCGTGTGTTGTTTCACCAAAAAATTGTGAAATCTAATCTGATCAGCCCGCGGTCGTCCGGTTTCATTTTTACATTCAATGAAGAATATCGAACCATCCGAATGGCGAAAACCAAACAAATCTGGGAATCCTTGGGGCAGTCCAGTATCGAACCACCGACCGTTCTTCATCTCAACTTTACCGACGTTTGCGCGAAAAATCGTACATCCGGCTGCTGACACGGCCACCCGAATTTGATTCTGAATTTCTTGTTCTCGCATTGTGTCACCTCAATTAGTGACTACACTTTAACTAACCGAATACGTCTTATCCCTTATGCACCAACGAGTTAACCGAGGTGTAGTCATGTAGTCACTTGTTTTCAACTTTTCTAACACACACCGTCGTGTACCCCTATTCCCTATACCCTATATAAAATAATATATATATATAAATATATATAAGTAGAGTATACATATTAATGTATACGTTGGGACTGTAGGGCTCAGGCGTAGTCTCTATACTTGCTACACTATGACTACTCTGACTTCACTCGGGTGTATCCACGTTTTGGAACACCCTTAATCCGTCGTTGTGTCGCGTGCCATTCCTTTTTATTGTCCATGACGTACTTAATTTTATTGGCTAATTTTCGATTTTTAACGATATCCGGAACTCCCATCTTGAAGGCAATCTCGGAACTCGTAACAAAGTCGCCCTTGATTTGAGCTAGTGTTTGTTCGATAGCATCTTCTTCCGCATCAATGTACATAAATTGCTCGCGGTTATCCGCCATCATCTGCTCCTGCTCCTGCGTTAATCCGAATCGAAAACCGTCGCGATAGTAACTTGCGAACTCACCCCATAGCTGATCAATCGTTTTTTGTGGTAACTCATTGATTGGTGATTTTTTCTGTAACATCGAATTGACCATCACCGGCATAAAACGCCGCTCACCGGTTTTATCCTTCAGATAAGTCACTTCATTGGTCGTTCGGGCCATGACGAAGTTTTTGTATCGCCGGACGGTATAGCGACCATATGCTGGCCGGTACTCCAGAATTTCAGCACTGATAAATTTCTTTAAGATTTCAAAGCTACTATGGCTGGTGGCGGTCATTTCATCGTCGTTCACGATCCAAGCCCGCATCATATTGCCATAGTTGTCTTTGTTTTCAAAGTCAGTGAATTGGTCGGTATACCAGCCATTTGACATACGCTTAAGCAAGGTGGTCTTACCAGTTCCTTGACCACCCACTAAATCCAAAACAAAATCAAATTTAGTTTCTGGCTTGAACACTTTGGCTACTGCGCCGACAAAGAATAGTTTGGTCTGTAATGTTGTCACTGGTGATTTTTCAACGCCGAGATAGACCGGCAAGAAGTCAGCCACCCTAGTAACGCCGTCCCATTTTTTGTAACATTCGTTCAGATAATTAATAACTGGATTGAATACGTTACGTCGTGACACTTCGGTAACTGCCGCGTCAATTAACTTTGGCGTAAACATGACTTTATACTTACGTTCGATGTAACGTTGAACCGCGGGTGTGAACTCGTCTTGTAGTGGCCCATGTTCCAACATTAGCTCGGCTGAATCTTCCATGAACTCAGTTTCGTAACTAAATTCGTTATACGCGAACTTGCCTTTAAGCAGTGGATCGTGCTCTAATATCAGACAAACATTTTCAAGTGAATTTGCTTTAATACCGCCCTTAGCCGTTTCCATAAAATTAATTCGACTTTTAAGCGGTACAACTTTCTGCTGTTCCTCTAACTTGCGGAGCTTGTCCGCTTCTTCCTCTGCGCTCAATGATTAGCCTCCCTTCGTCTAATTTCTTTCTTAATCATCGACTCAATCGTTGTCTTGGCTTCTCGCTGAGTCAGTGAATCGTCCGTGTTTGCATTTGCCAGTAAGCCTAGCTGGATAACTGCTCGCGGATCAACACCCCGGAATAACAACCCACCGGCAAAACTCGCCAATGCATTATTACGTCCACCGGTATCTCCAAGCCCGGCCACAACTGTTTCAAACAGTTCAGCGGTGCCAGACTTTTTTGAGTAATCAGTTTTCAGCCCACTCAGGTCTACTTCTGCCATAGCCGTTTTGGCATTGATAGCCGCTACTAACTCTGCTGTGGCCGTGGCAATCGGATTGCGGTTCTCCCACTGATATGCCTTACCGTTTCGTTCACTAGGTGCGACCATCACATAATTATTAACGTGAGCTTTAATATCAATTCCTGGTAGCCATCCGATATTCTGCTGAACAGTGCTATCTTCACGTTTTAGATAAAACAGTTGTCGGCCACCACCTGCTGTCTTCTGCGATAACGTTTCACGGAAATACTCTGGGTGCTTATAATCTTTGAACGATTGGAACCCGTCCGCGCCATTGGGGTGTTCGTCAATATCGATTACAAAGAAATTAGTCGTCCGCAAGGCCAGTTGTGCGTACGGGTGTGATCGCCAATAGCTTTGTATCTGATCAACAGTCAAGGCGGGCTGGTCAGCGAACTTAATCATGGGTTTCTTGCCAATCATTGGCAGGATGCTGAACCCCGCTTTGGCGTATCTAACTGCATAATTAACTAAATTACGCATGACCGGCCTCCTTAGTGATTTAATATCGCTTTAAATATAGGTATTCTATTGATGTGTTGTAAATTGCAGAGTATCTTTTATTTATCTTTACTAAAATAATGTTATAATAAACTACTGCGGTGATGACAGTTCGATTCTGTCGTACCTCAACAAAAATGATTAGCTCAAACGAAATTCTTATAGGTCTTTTTGTCAACTTTCTTTATGATATTCTAAAGCAAGTATCAACAGTGTTTTTAAATAAGGGAGCGATGTCTATGGCTATAATTTTAAGCTTAATCATGTGGGTACTAGTTTCAATGGTAGAACACCGTGTTCCTACATACTGCAAGACCTTCTAATTCTATAAGAAGGTCTTTTATTTTGGGCTTCTCACCCCGTCCGGGCGCCTGACGCCGTTGCAATCAGCTCCGTAAAACTATAACTCAGGCCAACAATCAGTTCTTCACAGCCTGTTCAATCTCCCACCATGCCGCTGCGAACGGTGCAAATTTATCCCGTGCCTTGTTCAATTCATCTAGCATCTTCGTGGTTGTAAATGATTGTCCCTTGGCTACTTCATCAAAGCTGTAACCCTCGGAAATCATAACCAGTGCCTTACGTGGATTGAACTTAGACTTAGGTTTGTAATCGTAATTCTCATTCATCAAGAACCGGTCAACAATATCGGCAGTAATCGTTTCAGCAATTGTCACCGTGTTGTCGACACCCTCTAGTTCAAGATGAGTGTCATCCGTTTGATGTTCTTCCCAAACGCCCTCATCATTACGGCAGTAGTAGTACACGGATTGGCCAGTCTCCGCATCGGTGATTTTGTCGTAATGGATTCGTGCGGACTCAATGGTAATGTTGACCACTTCATCGCTTTTTAGCTCACGTAATTTATCCAGTAAATTATCCAAGCCACCCTCGCCAACCTTCAACGTAATGGCAGTATTGTCTTTGTTGTCATTCTTGAATGAATCAATGCCCGCATAAAAATTTAAGCTCATTTAGTCGTCCTCCTTAGAATGGTGCTTCATCTGTTGGGTCTGCTGGTGCGTCTGCATCTGTTGGTAGTGGTGCTTCCGCGTCTGTTGGCATTGGCGCACCACCTAAGTCGCCAGGTAAGTCTGCATCTGTGATGTCTGCAGTTTCAGGCTGTTCAGTTGCGCCTAGGTCATATTCAACGTAGGGATTGTCGGGATCCTTCTTGTTCGGCCGATGCTTGACATGTAAAATCACCGACTTACCTTTTTCTGGTGCAAGTACATTAGCTAACATTTCGTGTGTGTCAGTTTCATTCTCACTAGCAAAGTATTCTGGCTTCATCTCCACGCCTAGTAGTGAACCAAGCTTGATAACAAACTTAATTGACCGACTAAGAATGAAATCTGGAATCGCCTTACCAGCTTTGCTCTTAGTGGCAAAACTAATGCGGTCGTACTCTTTTTCGCCAGCGTGGTCACCATCAAGAACCGTGAACACGACCTGTAAGCAATCCCAACCTGAATCGAATGATCGATGTTCGATGCTTTCCACAGCGGTTAGGTAGTCTCCATCTGGTAACCCTGTACTACCTGCGTTAACTGAATCATTCTTTGGATCAAAGTTATCTAAAGTGTTTGCTGCAATATCTAATAAACTCATATTTATTTACCTACTTTCGTTGTTTGTAATTCCGGTGCTAATGCATTCGGAATAGCTTTCAAAATACTGAGAATCTTTGAATCATTAATTTCACTGGCTTTATACCGGCGACGAATTTCTGTCACGTTTCGTAAATAGTTCTTGCCAACGTGTTGAGTATGGATAACCAAGTCACAATTCCCGTTGACCACGTTGTAATACTTAGTTTTGAGTGACGGAACTGTCTTGGTATTACCATCATCATCTGTAAAGTCATTCTCACGACTAATGTAAACGACGTTGATTGGTAATGCCTTGAGATCCATTACCAGACTTTGAAGCACAGTATTGAACAATGCATATCCTCGGCCATACCCCATGTCTGCTAACGATTCAACCCCTGCCTTTAGGCAAATTGCCTGTTCAATCAGCTGGCAAACATCATCGATAACATCTAGTGTCACAGTCTCGTACGTGTTTTGGGTAGTTCCTAACTCCAAAATTACTTCTTGAAGCTGGTCAATGACACTACTCTTTAAGCTGCCATCAGGGTTGCGCACGTTTCGTAATTGAATGCTTGGACGTGTTCCCATGGCGCTATTTCCATCAGTATTCAAGACTAATACATTTGGGAAATGTTCAGCTAGGTAACTCTTACCGCTCATCGTGGCGCCCCAGATAAAGAAGTTTCGTGGGGTTCCAGCGGGCTTATGGGGTTCATTCTTTGGTAAAATACTCACTTTCTAATCAATCCTTTCATCTTGGCTTGGAAGTATGCCCAACCCGGTTTAAAATTATGCAGTTTTGCGTATGCCTTAATCTCCGCGTACGTGGTTAACTCACTCGGCGACTTATCGGCTACTGCTTTAGCAGCATTGTTCTCTGCAATCTCTTTGGCTAATGCCAACCGCTTGTTAGCTTCAATCTTTTTAAGCTTGATAGATTCATCGGTCTCAATAACCTTTTCTTCGCCTAGCTCGGCCCCGCAGAACGGGCAGCTTTCGCCCTTGCGGTAAAAGGTTGCGAAGCACTCCGGACAAACCGAAACTGACTTGATAGGTGTCCCGTTGCTACTCTTTGAATGTTTGTCCCGACCACCAAGAATCCATTGCCGGTCTATGGTTGGTAAACCGAATCGCTCAACGTTGTTAACGTGATCAATAATGATGGCCCGCTTACCTTCACGCGGATTCATTGATCGCATGGCAAACTGCAAGTAAAGTGATAGTGACTGTGTTGGCCGTAGCATGATTACACAATCAACATTGGGTAGGTCTAACCCTTCCGTGAATAACTCCGCATTGGTGACCACTTGAATCTTGCCAGCACGATAACTTGACACAATCTGCTCACGTGTTCGCCGGTCCGTTTTGCCGGAGACTGCCCGTGCCATTATGCCAGCTTGGTTGAACGCATCCGCCAGTCGTTCGGCACTTGCTACGTTATAGGCGTATGCAATGGCCTGCTTGCCGGGCGCCAGTTTCAAGTAATGCTTTACTGCATTGCCATAGATTTTTGGCTTCACGGCTTGATCAATACTTTTTTCGTCAAATTCACCGTTGCGTTTGGTCTTAAGTTGGGTCACGTCAATTTCCGACGGCGCGTAATAGTCGACTGGTGCCAAGAACCCTTGGTCAATTAGCTGGCTGATAGGTTTACCTAGCACAATATCATCGGCAATTACGTTTAGTCCTTTGCCGTCCATCCGCCACGGTGTCGCAGTGAACAACAATTTAAGCGCGTCAGGGAACGCTTGAATTATTCTCTGGTAGGACTTCGACAGTGCATGATGAGCTTCATCAATCATGATGATGGCTGGTTTATTTAACTCATCAATATGCCGGGTAATGGTCTGAACCATACCCATCTTGCAAAGGGACATGTTAACGTCGTCTTGTTTAAACGTACTCTCGGCTTGTTCCAGGATTTCTCGGCGGTGAACGATAAATAGTACCTGGTTACCTTTAGCAGTTGCTCTGCGTGCAATATCGGCCATGATTACCGTCTTTCCAGTTCTTGGCGGCGATTGAACTACGATTGAATGATGACCGTGAATGGTTGAGTTATAGACCGCGTCAACTGATTCTTGCTGGTAATCTCTTAGCTGGAACATTACTTAATAACTGCTTTCCGATTCGGTTCCAGATGGGCGCCGGGCACGTTCTTGCCAGCTGATAACGCTTTGTAGATTGCCGTTTTGTCTGGCTGGTATTCATGAACTTCTTTGACTAAATCAGCTGTGAGTTTATCCGGTTCACTCACCACCGTGGACGCACGATAATTTCGAACTGAAACAATGTGTTGATCAGTGGTTAGCTTTTTAATTTCGGCTTGATCAAGTGTGTCCGCGACGTAATGGTTTAGCCGGCCGTTCAAATTCTTTAACCGTTGCTTCTCTTCACGGAACGATTTCATTTTTTTATCCAAGAAATCAATATCTGCCTGGTTTTCATCAATCCAGCTAGCAATGTTATCGATCTTCACATTCATTGAATCCGTCAATGCATCGAGCGTATCAACAACAGTGTCTGGGTCCAGGTCATCACGGTTGGTTAAGTCGCGATAGTTTGTCGCCATTTCGTATAAGTTCATTCTTCATCGTCTCCAATCACACCTAATTCAATCAATTCTTCTTTAGTAGGCCGGTCATCTTCTTCCGGAGGTTCTAGCCGTTTGTCATATCCTGGTATCACTTTATTCACGCACCTTTTCTTGAACACCAATTTTATCTAATACCGCTTCAGGGCTTAGCACACCCATTAACCATGCTAGAAACTGGGTCGAGTCTTCATAGAAGTACCGATATCCAAGACACTCACAGTAAGCCATACCTGGACTAATTGTTTTCTGGTTGAATGTCCGCATGGTCTTCACCTCGCAAATGCTCCATTGCTGATTGCCGTGCTAAACTCCGATAATGTTGCCACTGCTTGAACCGATAGGTAGCTAAGCATACATACCCAACTGGCGTCTCCCTTAGCTTTCGATACCAATGTGTTGCTTGTGATTTGTAATTATTCATGTGTAAACATTCCTTTCAGTTGTTGCCATAGGTTCGCCCGTGGTGTACCATAAACCTGTAAAATTATTTGGTTATTTTTTAACCTTGTCCCAGTAACTGGTTGCACCCGGTTACTGGGATTTTGTTTTGCTTGCCACTCGTCAAACAGCTCATGAGAATAAATCTTCATCAGTAACCTCCTTGGCATCTGGTAGTGTAAAGTACCACTTGCCATCCTTGCTATTAGCTGGCGTTCGATAATAAATTCCGTGGCTGCTCAAAGAATTAAGAAAGGCTGGTCGATATTTCTTATTGCTTGCTGTAGACACCTCACGAACTGTTGTAAACTTAATGGTGGTTAATAGCTCTTGTTCTGCTTCCTGATACGCTTTTGCGGCAATGTAATAGTTACGATAACTCAGTGCCGTTTCAATTTCCGATTCGTTATACATTTTTATTCCTCCTTAAACACCAAACAAACCACTAATATCATGTCGCTTGAACCACAGCCAAGTTAATGCGCTGCCAATCAATGCACCTTCAATCATCCATAACACCTCCCTTCGTTACCATGGCAGCTCTTCACCGTGCTTATCCAAAAACTCCGCCATTGCCTTGGCTTTAAACTTCCATGCGCTGCCACGACCTTTATGAATGATTTGGCCTTTGCGTTCCATTGCCCCAATCTCGCGACTGTAGCGTGGGCTTTCTAGGATGTTATCTTTCAACCAGTCAACTGACTTATTAGCACACCATTCACGCAAATCTTTCATAGTCCACCAGCGGCCGGTCAGTGACTCACCTTCATAGCCATGAGAATCAACGGGAACAAGCTTCATGCCATCAGGTAGTGGAAAACGGAAAGTTCCAGTTACTTCAATCTGATCTAATAATGATTGGGTCATCACTGTTCGTCTCCTTCGTCATCAACGATTTCAACATTGTTCATTGCATAGTAGATAAACTGTTCAACAATCCTTCTCATCGGAATTCCGGTCTCTTCTTTAATTTCACGAATGGAATCAAGAATTGAGACATCAACGAATATTGGCTTGGTTCCGCCGCTACCATTAAGATGTTGCTTTCTTAAAACTAATTTTTCCGTCATCTTTTATTCATCTCCTTCATGTGGTCGAATTTTAAAAGTCTCAATAATCTTCAAAACTAGCTCGTTAGCCGCTGCAGACTTCTTGGTTCCAGCCAATACTTGCGTCATGTACATCTTTCCTACACCAAATGTAGCGGCCAAGCTTGTAATGCTAATTTCACGATCATCAATATACTTCTTGATAAGTTCTCGCCCTGCTAATGTTGTCGGCATTTAATTCACCTCCTTTCATTTATGTATGTAAGCCAATTTGATAACCAATAGAGTGTTTATGATAATTTGCTTGTCATTTTGTACACTATAGAGTACAATCAAATCATGGTTAAAGAAGCCATTATATAGCCGTTTAATACTAGTTAATCGTTGGGGAACGCTTAAAACTAGGATTAATTGGTGCTCTTTTCTATAGCCTGTTTAGTTATTGAATTAGCTTACGGATATTAATATAACCCGATAGTGTAATTTTGTCAAACGCAAAATTAGACTTTAGGATAATTTATTATTCATCCGTTGTAAAGGATGGTTGATACATCAATGTTTGATCGAGTAAAAGAATTATCAAAATCCCATGGAAAAAGTTTAAAGCAGGTTGCTACTGAACTTGGGTTCGGTGAAAACTACTTTTATACCTGGAAGAAAAAATCACCTGGAATAGACAAGGTTCAGAAGGTTGCTAATTATTTCAACGTGTCTGTGGATTACCTTTTAGGCAATGAAGTCCAGAGCAGTCCTGAGTGGGCAACTGAAGACGACAAAATCGACTTAGACAAATGGTTACAGTCGAATGTGCCAATGGGATTTCAAGGCATGGATATGGACGACGAAACAAAAATTAAGGTACGTGCCTTCTTGGAAGGTGTGTTCTGGGAAGATAAACAAAAGCATCGGAATGACAATAATAAAAAGTAGGTGTTATTGATGAACAGTTATAAACTGTATCTACAGGTTCATCAATTAGCCGACAAATTAGGGACTTTCGATCCCTTTGTCATTGCAGACAGTTTAGGTTATCGTGTTGAATATGCTAGTTTAGGCAACCTCAAAGGGATATGTACAACCGCAAGCAGCGGTGATGTGTACATTGGCTTGTCAGATGAATTGCAAGAAGTACCAGAAAAATATGTGGTTATGGCTCACGAATTGAAGCATGGATTAGATCACACGTCCTGCGCCGCTCTCTACACCATTGGAAATAATTGGGAAGGCAAAATGGAACGTGAAGCTAATTTATTTGCATGTAGTGAACTTACCGCCCTATACAAAGAACAGTATGGCGACCGACCACAAAGTTTTAATGAAATACAAATGGCCTATGGTCTACCAGATAAATTCTACGAATTAATGTTCTAAAATAAAATTAATGAGATGATTTAATGGATTACGAAGAGTACCAAACAAAAGTTATCATGCTTGATAATACAATCAGAAATATTACGTCAAAAATGATTGACACAATTCATCAAGATATTATAAAAAACAAAGAACTCCTTTCAAAACTAATTGTTGATACAGATTTTGATTTTATAAGTTTAGATGACCATCTTCTCGATAGAAAAACTGACCAACTAGCAATTGAATTGTTTCGATATGGTCAAGAAGTTATATACTATAGCGCGCTCGAAAGTGACATTGTATATTTTCAAAATACCAGTTACGATGTTGAGGTATCTCAACTAGTTAGTGATGAACTATTGGTTAAAATGTTTGAAACTAAAAATATATTTAAAAAAGTTCATCACGTTACTGGAATATCCGGAATACTTGAAAAAAATTTAGCTTTTAAACGTGCAATTATTAAGGACATATCACAATAAAAAAACGCCTCACTGCCGGTAACAGTGAGACGTCGTAACCAATGATATTGATTTACAAATATTATTATATCATTGGAGGATATGTAAATGAATGTTAAAAAGATAGCGACACTAGAGGCAGTTTTATTTATCGGAATCGGTCTGGCTGGTTGTGGAAACAATTCCAATAAAAGCTCGTCCCACTCACAGAAAGTATCGGGGCCATTAAAAAAAGTTGGAACATACACAAAAGATAGTGAAACTGGAAAAATTACACTGTTAGCTATTAAAAATTATCATAATAAGGCAATAAACACCAAATCGGCTACTTATTATTTTAAAGAAGCCAAATTATTAAAAATTGAAACAACGAAGAAATCACAACGTGCTAATGATGAAAATAATTTTGGCAAAAAACTTAACAATACTTACTATGAATATCAACTGGGATACTCTCTTAAAAATAATAGTAAAAAGCGTGTTTCTTCAAACGGAGCTGAATTAATCACCCCATCAGGTAACCAGCTTTCATCTAATCACGGGGCAATAGATGAATTGGTCGGCGATAAGATTCAACCAGGCACAAAAAAGACTGGGCTTATACAGGCTATTGCTGGAAAAGAGGACATCAAGAAAATGAATCAGTATAAGTTTGTCTCTGCTGAACTAATCGAAGATAGTGGGAATTACTATGGTGTTGATAATCAAACTACAATTAACTTCAACAAATAACTTTATTTTTGATAGTCGTAACTGGTCTAGTTATTACGTCTGAATTAAAAAGACCCGTGTTTCCTACTGACCAAAGTTTGAGTTACAACATATATCAATGTTTCAATATAGGAGAAAATAACATGACAACAAGACAGCAAGCCGCAAGAGACTTTGTTAAAACATGGTTATCTCCAAAAAGAGGCCGCGAAGATGCTGACCGCCAAACTTTTTGGAACGACTTATTACAACGAGTCTATGGCATTAGTAATTACTATGATTATATTACTTATGAAAAGCAGGTACAGGTTAAGGCAGATAATAAAATTACTACAAGACGCATTGATGGGTATATTCCTTCAACCAAGGTTATGATTGAGATGAAGGGTAAAATTATTAAGGATCTATCCAAGCCACTGCAACAATCTGGAGGCGGCGAATTGACTCCTTACGAGCAAGCTAAGCGATATGCTAACTTTTTGCCTCAAAATGAGCAGCCTAGATGGATTATTGTTTCCAACTTTTCAGAAATTGATATTCATGACATGAATCAGCCATTGGCCGATCCGACTATCTTAAAGATAAAAGATCTACCAACAAAATTTAAGTTACTAGAATTTTTAGTCGATACCCATCAACAGCAAATTATTAATGAGAAAAGATTGTCTGTTGATGCCGGAATATTAGTATCCAAGATCTATAAAGAACTGGCACAAGCTTATTCTCTACATGCTGATTTAAACGACAACAATATACAAAAAAGTTTAAACATGTTAATTGTACGCCTTGTTTTTCTGCTTTATGCCGATGATACAGGTATTTTGGGGAGTGAAGATATGTTCTTGAAGTTCGTGGAACGTCGTGAACCACAAGATATTCGAAGTGATTTGTTAACATTGTTTAAAGTTCTAAATGAAACAGACGATAAGCGAGACCCGTTCTTAGATGATGAACTAGCCCAATTCCGGTATGTTAACGGTGGTATGTTTTCGGATGAAAGTATTATAGTTCCTAAATTTACGCCGGAACTCAAAGAATTAATTGTTAATGAAGCTGGTCACGGATTTAACTGGTCTAATATAAGTCCAACTATTTTTGGGGCTGTTTTTGAAAGCACTTTAAACCCTGAAACACGACGATCTGGTGGTATGCATTATACTTCAATTGAAAACATCCATAAGGTAATTGATCCGCTGTTCTTAAACAACTTACGTTCAGAATTAGATAAGATTCAAAATATGGGCCATCGAAATCAACAATTAGAACGTGCTAAAGATTTTCAACGTAAATTAGGAAATCTTCACTTCTTCGATCCGGCTTGTGGTTCAGGAAATTTTCTAACTGAAACCTATCTATCTTTACGATCTATGGAAAACCAATGTCTTCAAATAATTTATGGAACCCAGCCTGTGTTAGCAACTGAGGATTTAATAAAGGTTAAGATTCAGAACTTTTACGGAATTGAAATTAATGATTTTGCAGTTTCTGTAGCCCGAACAGCCATGTGGATTGCCGAGAACCAGATGCTCGAACAAACCAAGGACACTGTTTACTATAATAAAGATTTTTTACCATTGGATCGGAATGATTCTATCTACGAGGGAAATGCCTTACAGATGGACTGGGCAGAAATCATAAAGCCCTATGAACTTGATTATATTATGGGAAATCCACCTTTTGTAGGTAAAAAAGAACAATCAATACAGCAAAAGGAAGATCTTAAAAATGTTTTTGATGGAAAAAGCATCGGAATACTAGACTATGTAACGGGATGGTATAAAAAAACTGCTGATTACATCAAAAATTTTTCAGTACACGCTGCATTTGTTTCAACTAATAGTATTTCTCAAGGAGAACAAGTTATTAGGTTGTGGAGATTGTTAGAGCCGTATCATTTAACAATAAATTTTGCCAATAGAACTTTTGTATGGGATAACGAAGCTAAACACAAAGCACATGTTCATGTAGTAATTATTGGATTTTCCAGTAGTAATCATGGTGATAAACAGATATTCAATATTGATAACAAAATTGAAAGCCGTCCCAACCCCATTTGTAAAATAGAAAAAATGATCTATGGCAGTATGCCACTAGATGATGGACATTTAATTTTAAGCAATAAAGAAAAAGATAATTTGTTAAAAAAAGATCCAAAAGCAAATAAGTTTATTAAACCATACTATGGTGGAAGAGAAATTTTACACGGTTCCCCACGATACTGCTTATGGATGCCCAATACAACTCCCACCGATCTCAGAAAACACCCATTAATATTAGATCATGTTAATGCCACCCGTGAGTTTCGCTCTAAAAGCAAACGACCAGGTACGATAGCAGCAGCTGATAGGCCAACGGAATTTGGAGAAATAAGACAGCCAAACAATGGTGAGGTTATTGTCTTGCCCAAAGTATCCAGTGAAAAAAGAAATTATATTCCAATCGAATATATGGACTCTAAAAACATTATTAACGGTAGTGCTTTTATGATAAAAAACGCTAATTTATATTTATTTGGTATCTTGAATTCCTCAGTACACAATGCCTGGATGAGAACAGTTGCGGGCCGCATGAAATCAGATTATCAATATTCTATCAGAGTCGTTTATAATAATTTTCCTTGGCCTAAAATCAATGATTCACAAAAAATAAATATAGAACGATCGGCCCATCAAATTCTAAATGCCAGGAAAAATGACGCAACAGCCACTTTAGCCGAGTTATACCAACCAATTAATTTCAATAACATTGAAATTGAACTAAAAAACGCCCATGAATTAAATGATAAGGCTGTATTAAAAGCTTATGGTCTCAAAGCATCAGCAACAGAAGCAGAAATTATCAAACGTTTATTCGACATGTATATAGAAATAACATCTAAATAGCTCTGCATTGGTTTAGTTACTATTCCAAATAATATCACGAATTTTTCTCTGCTAGCATGACACGAAAAAAGCACATCCCCTCCCGCCAAGAAGATGGATGTGCTCAACCTGAATTAAATCACTAAAGGACTTAATGGCTCCTTTAGTATATCATATTGGAGGAAAATATTATGGCATCAATTACAAAACGCTTTGGAAGTTGGCAAACAAGAATTAGCTATAAGAAACGTAATGGTAAATATGCAACCTTTAGCAAGGCTGGCTTTAAAACTAAAAAAGCCGCACAGCTTTATAGCAACTCAATCGAAGATAATATTGCATTAGGAATTTTGCCAAACGACAAAAAAGATTCTCACGTTTTTGCAGAATACTTCAATAGTTGGTTTGAAGACTTTAAAAAAGCAAAAATATCTGAGCGAACTCAGCATCGATATATAATCACCTACCATGAGTTGCAGAATTATTTTAATCAAACCGAAATTGAAAATATAACACGACGGAAATATCAGCAGTTCATTAATGCTTACGGTGCTAACCATGCAAAGGATACTGTCAAAAAGGTAAATAGTCTAATTCGAGCTTGCGTGCACAACGCCATTTATGAAGATATGATTACTAAGGACTTTACTGAGAATGTTGAATTGGTTTTCAATCCCAAAAAGTCACGCAAGATTGAGTATTTAAATATGCAAGAAATACAACAGCTTTCAGCATATTCTCTTAATCACATTAATAAGAACTTCACTTCGCACCAAATGATTTTAACTGCTATCTATACTGGTATGCGTTTAGGCGAAATTCAAGGGCTACAGTGGAAAGATATAAACACTGACTTTAAGACTATCACCGTTAGACATGCACTTAACGAAAGCACTCAAGAATTAATTCCAACTAAAAATGAATCTTCAAACCGAATTATTCGCATCAATCAAGACTTAACTGATATGTTTATCGAAATGAAACAACATAAACGTGCAGATTTAATATTCATTAATCAATATGGAACTGTACCAACATCTGCAGCGGTTAATAAGACACTACGGGAATCACTAAAGTCCCTAAATATTAAACGTGCTGGGTTTCACTTTCATTCATTACGTCATACTCACGTAGCTTACTTACTTTACTGTGGTGCTGACTTGTATGCAATATCTAAGCGTCTTGGTCATTCTGATCTAGCAACAACTACAAGGGTCTATTCATATTTGATTGAAGAATATAAAGTTAAAACTGATAACAAAATCGAACAATATTTAGATGACATTACCGCCCCAAAATCAGTTAAAGAAATTGCTGAATAA